GGGCAGGGGGTTGCACTGCCCAACCACCCAGGCCGGAGAGACCAGCTTATTAGGCTGGCCTGAAGTTCCGCCCGTATTTTTACGGCTTCGAGGATTAAGGTACCCCGACGCCCGGTGCGGAACAACCTCTCACGACCAGGGGGTTGTAAACCCCCCACGCGGCAAAGCCGCGAATTCCCGTCAATGTGACGGGACCCAACGGAGTTTAAGTGTTACTGCTCCGTGCAGTGCAGAACGCTCTAAATGCCTGGTATCTTCGGACACCACTTGTTTAAGGTGGCTGTCGTATGAAGCAGGCAACCCAGAAACACCAAGAAGGGAAGAGGGATTAACCCCTTCTAACTTCATAAGGCATTTTTGGAGAGCTGCATAACCCTCCAGTGGATCCTCGCGGAACACTGGACTCGGAACCCACGCCCTAACTTCGAGGCGTTGGTATTTTTCATTCCACCGTGTGGCGGAAGAATAACCGAGAAATGAGTATCTGCCAAGCCCTGGTGCATCTTCAGGTAAATAGGGCAAACGCCCTAGAACTCTCTCAACGTATTTAAACATGAGAGAGGAAGTCCGCCAATAACCTCGCTTATAAAAGAGGTTTGCAGTGGAAACCCAAGAGATACACTCAGAGGCTTGCCGTCGGTTCTTAGGTCGAAGTGTCCCGACGTAGGTAGGTGTAACCTCCTCGCCGAGATAAGCATCGACACCGCAGGATTCTCTAAACCTTCCGGTAAAGAAAGTCTTAGCGGTATTCACCTTACAATTGTACTTTTGTAGGGAATCAAGAACACCAACCGCATACGCAGACGGCACGATGATATCGTCACCGTAAACGTGGACCATGCGCCCAACCATAAGGCAGTTCGCATAGGTCACTGGGAGCTCGAGCTGTTTCAGTAAAGACCCTACACAGATAGTGTAGAAGTACATGGCCTCTACTGGAAAGCAGAGAGCACTACCCATTGATGCAAATTTGGATAATGGACCATAAACAGATCCATCAGGCATTTTTGCATGGGTCGAACGACATGCATCAATGGCATCGCATAAATCGCGATTACCACGAAACATCTCAAGTGCAAGGGACCGCGGAACGCGATCACTGGCATCTGAAAGATCGATCGTTGCTAATCGACCTGTCATCGAACCAATCATAGCCAGGCTCTGGTTGATTGACTGATCGGTAAAATTAACCCGACCAGAAGTCATCCAGTGTGACTCGATAATCGCATAAAGGCGATCCCGAATCCCCTGTTGTGCATATTGCATACATACGGGCTCTATAGCTATGATCCTAGGACCTTTCAGAGTTTTTGGAACAGGAGTAACCTTAACAGGCAACTCCTGATCGAACGGAACCATCGTCAACTTATCGAGCTCCCATGAACCGACGGCGGATACAGAGTATCCGTTATCAATCACGGGGAAGTAAGGCTCGAGACGATCGTACCAGTACCTCAGTTGGAACTTACTGTTTCCAGAAATTCCATCAGCTGTACTGCCGGGTCCATGCCGTGGAGTACACATATCAAGGCGTAAATCGCCCAACATGTTATCCCATAGCACAGAAGAAACGTGTACGAAATGCGCACGTTCTTCAATCGGCAATTCAAACATCTGAAAGGAGCGCTCAGTTGCGATGAAGCCTTCGAGTGCCGACGCAACCCTTTGAGGGGTGCAATCGAGTTCAATTTTCTTGAACGCCAGGCAAATTTGCCTAATGCATCCAACAATAACGGAACTATCACTTGAAGGAGGATTAAATATTTCATCGTAAATTCTCCCAGTCTCAAGGTCGAAAACCTGGCCGATGAAACCTCGCAAAAACGCGGGGACACATCCAACCTTCCTGAATCCAGGAAAGCTGCAGGGGCCAATAAAACCGTCAGCTAAGCCCTGTTCAAGGGCCCGGCTAAACGACGGAAGGGTAATCGTTAAAAACGAAAGCCCTTCGTTTTCGACCCGTGACACTAAAGTTTTCATGTCACGTAAATCAGAGACATCAGCGGTACACTTGGCGCAAGCATCTTCATAGATGCAAAGCGCCAACTCGATTAAGTCACTTGCG